AGATTAAGTACTTTGGTGGATACTGTAGAGACTCTTGCAAGAACAGTGGGTGATGAACTTGGAGATGAAATAAAAACTGTTTTAAATATTGCTATAAGTGCTGTTCAACAAATCACAAAGTTAGTAGAAAAAATTGGTTTAGCAAATAAAGTCGGCAGAGTGAACATGGCAAATATAAATATGGAGTCTAGGAAAGAGGCTCGTGAACAATTAAGAAAAGAAAAAGGCAGTTTTTTTGCTGGTGCTAATCCTTTTGGAAAAGATAAAAAAAGAGAACAAGAACTTTTTGAAGAAATAAAAGCAAGAAAGATTAAGGAAGCATTAGACAAAAAAGAAATAAAAATCTTAGAAGATAAAAATAAAAAAACAAAAGAAATTAAATTTAATTTAGAAGAGTCCAATAATGAAGCTAAAGAAACAACGCTTGCTTTTAAAGAAATAATTACTCCGACAGACCTTTTAAATGCAAACCTTGGCAAAACTGATCAGTTTGTTAAATCTATTGATAAGAATATTTTTGGAGTTGAAGAAACCTCTTCAGGTCTTGCTAATAATTTTTTAAATATAAAATCTTCTTTAGCAAATAATGTTTCCACTTCAAATTTACTAAATCAGAGTTTAGGACAAACTAGTTTTTTTGTTGATAACTTAAGGCTTGGTTCAGATAAATTTGCTGATGCCCTTATAAATGTTAAAAGTGAAGCAGATTTATTAAATGAAAAATTCATGGAAATAGGTCAAGGCATAGAGCAAGGCATAGTTTCTAATCTTACTGATGCTGTTATGGGAACTAAATCTCTCGCAGATGCAGCAATAAGCGTTTTAAATGATTTAAAAAGAAAACTTGTTGAAGTGGCTTTACAAAGAGCAACTGCTGGAATTGGTGATAAAATTGGTGGATTTCTCGGTGGATTATTTGGCGGAGGTAAAAAAAGTGGCGGTGGATTATTTTCTGGAGGAGGCAGAGGCGGTGGAATACCGTTTGGCTCAGTAAGTCTTGGTATTGGTTCAATGTTTGCAAATGGTGGAAGGCCACCAGTAGGAAGGCCAGCTTTAGTTGGAGAAAGAGGCCCAGAAATCTTTGTGCCAAAAAGTTCTGGAACTGTTATACCCAATGATGCTTTAGGAGGAACAACAAATATGATTACTGTTAATGTAGATGCAAGTGGTAGTTCTGTTCAAGGTTCTACCACTGATGCTCAACAACTGGGTCAAGTGATTGGTCAGGCAGTACAAGCTCAACTGGTCAAAGAAAAACGTGCTGGAGGTTTATTAGCATAATGGCAACTTTTCCTTCTATTACACCGATTTACGGAACAACACAAACAGTAGAACAAAAAAGCATCACTACAAAAATGGGTGATGGATATGAGTTCAGAACTGTTTTTGGTTTGCCAGCTAATAAAAGGCTGCATATTATTAATTTAAGTTTTGCAATATCAGAAACAGATGCGGATACTATAGACACTTTTTTAAATAGTAGATTTGACGATCAGGCTTCCTTTGATTACACAATGACAGGAGAATCTTCAGCAAGAAAATTTAAATGTACAAGTCGGTCAAGGTCTATTCCTTATCTAAACAGAGTTAATATGAACCTTACATTTGAGGAGGTTGCAGAACCATAATGGCAATACCTACTTCAGAATTACAAAAAATAAATCCTTCAGCAATAATTGAGCTATTTGAATTACAGCTAATTGCTTCAATACATGGATCAGATCAACTTTATAGATGGCATAGTGGTTCTAATCAAAATAATAATGGCGAAATAGTATGGCAGGGAAATTCTTATGCAAGATTTCCAGTAGAGGCCGAAGGGTTTGAATTTACAGGCAGAGGACAAATCCCAAGACCTACATTGACTGTAAGTAATGTTTTATCAACTCTTACAACTTTAATTGCATCTGTTAATGCTTTTACACCAGCCAATGATCTTAACGGAGCGAAGCTTACAAGAATTAGGACAACAGCCGATAATCTAGACGCTGTAAACTTTGAGCCTGTCACAACTACCACAACTACCACAACAACAATAGCTGACCCAGCAGATGCTGAAACAGTTACCTATACTGTCACAGTTCAAAATGTTGGAGGTGTAAATATATTCTTGCTTAATGGTGTCAATAATCCTGTGATAACGATGAAAAGAGGATCAACTTATATTTTTGATCAATCAGATTCTTCAAATAGTGGACATCCACTTAGAATTAAAAGAAATTCAGGAGCCTCTTATTCTACAGGAGTGACTATTGCTGGAGGACAAGGATATTCTGGTAGCACAGTAACATTTCAACCATCTTATCCAGATGCACCGTCAGACTTAAGATATTATTGCACTGTTCATGGAAATGCGATGGGCAACACAATAACAATGAACGATCCAAACACCACAACAGGAACTTCTACTACTTCAACGACAACACAATCAAATCCTTTTGGAACACCAAGTTCAAACAAATTTCCTGATGAGATATTTTTTCTTGATCGTAAAATTATAGAAAACAGAGAAGTTGTTAAGTATGAGTTAGTTTCTGCCCTTGATCTTGCAAATGTTTTTGTGCCGAAAAGACAAATTACTAGAAAGGATTTCGATGGAGTAGGAACATTTATTGACGCATGACTTGGAAAGATAAAGCTGTTCAACACGCAAGAGAATGTTTACCAAAAGAAAGCTGTGGTCTTTTGGCAATTGTTAAAGGAAAAGAGACTTATTTTCCTTGTAAAAATTTAGCAAATAATCAAATAACTTATTTTATAATTGATCCTGATGATTGGGCTAATGCAGAGGATAGTGGTGAACTTATTGGCTTAATACATTCTCACCCAAAAGGGCCAATATTTCCATCTGATAATGATAAAGCGGCTTGTGAGTATTTAGGACTTGAGTGGCATATATACAGCCCAGAACTTAATGATTGGTACAGTTTTAAACCATCTGGATATAAACAACCTTTTCTAATTGGGCGGCAATGGATATGGGGGGCTGCTGATTGCTACACTTTATTAGTAGATTATTTTAAATCAATCAATTTAGAGGTGAAAGATTGGCCTAGACCAAAAGACCCAAGAGAAATGTTTACAAATGGTTTGTTAGAGAGTGTTTTACCTAAAAGTGGTTTTAAAGAAGTTACAGATGACTTACAAAAAAATGATGTATTATTGATGAAAATGCTTAATAAAGGTGGTTCTCATGTTGGTGTTTATGTTGGAGAACAGATGGTTTTACATCATCAAGTAGGTAGACTAAGTTCAAGAGACTTATTGGATTCTCAAATGCAAAAATCTATTTATAAGAAATATCGCTATGTTGAGAAAAATTAAAGTTTATGGCAAATTAAGGCAAATCTTAGGTCAGTCTACTTTCGAGGCTGATCTTAATAATGTCGGGCAAGCATTTAGTTTTTTATACAATAATTTTCCTGAGATACAAAAAGACTTACTTTATAACAATTATAGAATTTGGACAGGCGATAAATTAGTGACTGAAGAAAAGATATTTATGTCTGGTGAAACAGATATAAGAATAATTCCTGTGGCCACTGGTTCTGGTTTTATAGCTCCTTTTGTTGCACCAGTTTTAGGTAGTGTTTTTGGAGGAGGAATATCTACTTTTATAGGAGGTCTTGTCGGAGGTGGAATAATAGGTAGTATTGTCGGGGCTGTTGGTACCAACCTTATTATAAGCGGTGTAACCTCTTTGCTTACTCCAAAACCTAAACAACAAACTGTTTCTGGAATGGAACCTACAGACCCATCCTCTCTTGCTTCAAACTATTCTTTTAGTGGTATTACAAATATTAGTCAAAGTGGTGTTCCGATAAATTTAATATATGGCGAAACTATAGTCGGATCAGTAACAGTTTCAAATGGAATTGATACTGTACAAGTTAGGGGGTAACAAATTATGGCTGGAATACAAGAATTTTCTCAAAACACAGTTCTAACAAATCCTAAATTACCAAGAGACACACTTTCATCACAACAATTCAATACGCTCGTAGAGGTGGTGGGGGAAGGAGAAATAGAGGGCAGTGCAACAGCATCAAAAGCTGGTCTGACTAAGGGAACTACTGCATATAATAATGCTTTTCAAAAGGATATTTTTTTAAATGGAACTCAACTTTTACGAAGTTCTGCAAGTAATACAGCACCTTTACAAGGAGAATTTAATTTTCAAGATGTTGGTTTTGAACCTAGATTTGGTACCGCAGATCAAAGTTTTATTAGTGGTATTTCAAATATAGAAACGGAAAGCTCTGTTGGTGTTCAAGTTAATTTTGATAATCCTATTACAAGAGCCGTTTCTAATACTTCTGTTGATGCGGTAAGAGTCACTATTTCATTTCCTAGTATTCAAAAAATTCAAGATAATGGAGAAATATCTGGTGCAACTGCAAAAGTTTTAGTTCAAATAATTCAAAATAATGGAACAACAACAACACCAATAAACGACACTATAAAAGGAAGATCAACAAACGCATATTTTAGAGATTACTTGGTCAACATACCTTCTAATGCCAGTTTTCCAATAAATATTAGAGTCGTAAGATCTAACGAAGATACTGTAAGCCCAGAATTTACAGCTTTTAGTTGGTCAAGTATGACAGAAATAATATTTAAAAAAAATAGATACCCTAATACAGCCCATTTAGCTTTAAGATTTAGTGCAGAATCTTTTCCAAGAATCCCCAAGAGGTCATTTAGGCTTAGAGGTATAAAAACAAAAATTCCTCATAATGCAACTGTTGATATACAAACTGGACGCATAACTTATGCTGGAACATTTAACGGAACATTTAAAACTGATAAAGAATGGCACTCAGATCCAGCTTGGGTGCTTTGGGATATTCTTACAAACACTCGCTATGGCTTATCAGTTGCAGAAAGTTCATTAGATCAATATACCTTTTATAATCAATCTGTTTATAACAATGAATTAGTAGATGATGGGGAGGGAGGACAACATGCGAGATTTTCAATAAATGTAAGTATTACTCAACAGTCCGAGGCATTTGATTTAATTAATCAAATTTGTTCGACAATGCGAGTAATGCCATTTTACGCGGCTGGTAGTATTTCTATATCTGGTGATCGACCATCTGATCCTGTATATCAATTTACTCTTGCAAACGTAACTGAAGAAGGATTTAGTTACAGTGGTTCTTCACTTAAAACAAGACATACTGTCATCAATGTTGGATATTTTGATTTAGATACAAGGGAGATAGATTATGAAACTGTAGAAGATACCGATGCAATTGCAAAATATGGGGTTGTTACTAAAACAATTCAAAGCTTCGGTTGTACAAGTAGAGGTCAGGCAGCAAGGATGGGCAAATGGTTTTTATATAATGAGCAAAAATCTGGAGAAACTTGTTCATTTAGAATTACACCAGAATCAGGAACATTAGTAAGATGCGGACAAATTATTTCAATTAGTGACCCTGTGAAAAGTGGTTTAAGAAGGGGAGGAAAAATAAAATCTGCTACCACTACATCTATAGTTGCTGATGACTCTACCAATACGGATTTAGATTCAACAAATAATGCAACATTATCTGTGATAATGCCTGATGGATCATTAAGTACAAAAACTATTTCAAATGTTTCTGGAACAACAATAAATGTTAATTCTGCTTTTTTAAATTCAAATGGTCAAGCCGAAGCTCCAAACGCAAATTCTGTTTTTATAATTCAAAACAATACTTTAGAGTCAACAACATGGAGGGTAATAACTGTTAAAGAAAACTCAGATTTGACTTTTGATGTCACTGCTTTAGCACATGATTCTGGTAAATATGCTTTCGTTGAAGATGGTGTTGCTTTGCCAACTAGAACCACAACTGTTTTAACAGACATTAAAGAATCTCCAAGCAATTTAACAGCAGATGAAAGAATAGTTGTTATTGATGGTAAAGCTGTAAGTAAAATATTTATTAATTGGCAACCTGTTCTTGGTGTAAATAAATATCAAGTTCAATATAGATTTAATGATGGAAATTTTATAGTTCAAGATGTTATTAGTAACACTTTTGATATAGAAAATAGTCAGCAGGGTACTTATGAAATAAGAGTTTTTAGTTTTAATGCGATTGATAAACCAAGTGCAGAACCATCAACACTTACATTAAATGCTTTAGGAAAAACAGAGCTTCCTGATAACCCAACAAATGTAACGATTGAACCTATAGATGACAGACTTGTTAGGTTGAAATTTGACCAATCAACTTCTCTTGATGTGCTTCATGGGGGATTCGTTTTGATACGGCATGATGTTGCAACAGATGGTTCTGGTACATTTTTTACAGCACAAGAATTAGCAAAAATTGCTGGAAATTCAACTTCAGCAGTGGTTCCTAGACTTGAGGGAGAGTATGTCATCAAATTTCAAGATGATACAGGAAACTTAAGTGCTGGTGAGGGTTCTGTTGTTATAGATTTACCAGAGGAACAACCTAGCTTTGTTGCACTTGTAAGAAGAGAAGATCAAGACAATCCAAAATTTCAAGGTGCAAAAACTAATGTTGCTTTAGATGATACAGGTACCTTTTTAAAATTATTAGGTGTTGGCTTGTTTGATGCGATACCAGATTTTGATGCGGTAAGTTCACTAGATGCTGCTGGTGGCTTATCACTTACTGGTAGTTATGAATTTAATGATGTCATTGATCTTGGAGCAGTATTTACAGTTGATTTCAAACGTCATTTAAAATCAATCGGTTTTTTACCTAATGATAATTTTGATGCAATTGCTGATTTAGACGCAAGAAATGATTTTGATGGAATCGACATATCGGATGTTTCTTCAGATGTATTAGTAGCAGTTACACAAGACAATCCTAGTTCTGGAAGTCCAACATTTACACCATTTCAAAGCTTTACTAATGGAGTTTATAAAGGTAGAGGATTTAAATTTAAATGCAACATGGAAACAAAAGACGTTTCAACAAATATTAAAGTTACTGAGCTTGGTTACACAGCAGCCTTTAGTAGAAGAACAGAAACAAGTCTTGAAAATTCTTCGGCAACAAATGGCGTATTGACATCAAGCGGTGCAACTGATGTCACATTTAATTCACCATTCTTTGTTGGTACTTCAGCCTTAGGAGGACTAAATAGTAAACTTCCAAGTATCGGAATTGTAAGCGTTAATATGCAAAGCGGAGATTTCTTTGAATTAACAAATATAACAGGCTCAGGATTTAGAATTACTTTTAAAAACGGATCAAGTACAGTGAATAGGAATTTCACATATCAGGCTGTCGGTTTTGCCAGAGGAGGGTAGAATAGGCTCAAGATGATTTTTTAAATGGCACAAGTAACAGATTATGATATAGCGAATGGTACAGGGTCGGCTGTAAGAGCCGATCTTAATAATGTCTTTGCTGCTATACAGAGTTTAAATAGTGGATCAGCAGACCCTAGTGGTACACAGGTTGCTTTTCAATTATCAGTTAATACAACCTCAAACCTATTAAAAATAAGAAATGCAAGTAACAATGGATATATTGAAATTGGTAATGTAACTCAGGCAAATTTAGGTTTGATGCCTGTTGCTGGTGGAACTTTTACTGGAAAAGTAACTCATAACTATACAAATTCTTTAAATTTACCTGTAGGAACAACGGCTCAAAGAGACGGAAGCCCAGCAGTCGGAATGTTCCGCTATAACAGTACTCTTAACGTCTTTGAAGGGTATAAAAACACTGGATGGGGTGAAATTGGAGGTGGTGCTGGTGCTACTGGTGGCGGTACTGATGAAGTGTTCGTCGAGACAGACCAAAACGTAACGACCAATTACACATTAACGGCCAATAAGCACGCTCACACTGTTAGCCCCACAATTAACAGTGGGGTCACTGTCACCGTGCCTTCGGGCGCAATATTAGTTATACTTTAATTATGCCTTTAAACATTAACGGAACAACTGGTATTTCTGGAGTTGACGGATCAGCTTCCGCACCAGCTTTACAGGGAACAGATAGTAATACAGGAGTAAGTTTTGGTGCTGATACTGTCAATATAAATACAGGTGGATCGACTAGAGCAACTGTTGATAGTTCTGGCAATTTAGGTATTGGCACTACATCACCAAGTTTTAAATTAACTGTAAGTTCTGCTGAAAATAATTTATTTTTAAAACAAGATTCAGGAGATCATGGTTACATATTAGATGTAAATCAAGGCGATGGATCGTTAGCTTTTAATCGAAGGTTAAGTGGCTCAAATACAGAACGGATGCGTATAGATTCGTCTGGGAATATTATTGTTGATAGTAGTGCAAGTTTTACCGCTATCAGTCAAATTACAAGCACTCATGATGGAACTAGATTTGGACTAGGAATACATAATACAAATGTTGGAGGGGGGAATCAAATTGCGATACGTTTTGTAAGAAATAGTTCTGATGTCGGTTCAATTTCTACTACAGCAAGTGCTACACATTTTAACACTAGCTCTGATTACAGATTAAAAGAAAATGCTGTTGCAATACCTGATGGTATAACAAGATTAAAAACACTTAAGCCATATAGATTTAATTGGAAATCTGACAGTAGTACAATAGTAGATGGATTTTTTGCACATGAAGTAACAGCAGTGCCAGAGGCAATTTCAGGAACTAAAGACGCTGTTGCAACTGAAGATGAACCACTTAAATCTATAAAAAAAGGTGATCCAATTTACCAAAGTATTGACCAAAGCAAACTTGTACCTTTGTTAACTGCTGCATTACAGGAGGCTATTGCTAAAATTGAAGTATTGGAAACAAAAGTCGCTGCACTGGAGGCTGCATAAATGACCGCAAAAATTAAACTAAACGCAGCATCAGGTGGTGGGTCTTTCAGCTTACAAGCACCTTCTTCTTCTGCTAATAACAGAGTTTTTACATTACCAGACGTTGCAGACGCAACAATGGCAACTGTTAATGGAATATCAGAATTTGATCAATGGTATTTAACAGCATCTAAAACTTCAGATGGCGATATTACTGCTAATTTACTTAGAAATGACCGAGCAGGAGCAGCAAGTCAGATTGGTACTGGAATGACAGAATCAAGTGGTATTTTTACATTTCCAAGAACAGGCAAATATCTTGTAAATGTAGTTGCAACTTTTGTTATTAATGGTAATGACAGTATTGTAGTATCAACTCAAGTTACAACAAATAACAACACATATGTAACTCATTCAAATGCATCAGATGGAGCTAATACAAGTGTTGCTAGAAATGGAAGCGGAACTTCTTTTGCTTTTATAGACGTTACTGATACGACTCAGGTTAAAGTTAAATTCCATGTTTTTTCTATTGGATCAGGAAGTTCTTTAACAGGCAGTTCTTCTGAAATATCTACTTCATTTATTTTTATTCGTTTAGGAGATACTTAACCATGAGTGAAATCAAAGTAAATTCGATAAAAGGGGTAGGAGCTACCAATGCTGCTATTACCGTAAATAATTCTGATGGAACGTGTACTGCCAATATTACTAATAATCTTAGTAATCGTAATTTAATAATTAACGGAGCAATGTTGGTATCTCAAAGAGGAGTAAATTTTGGGACATTAGCTTCTGCAGCATATACTTTAGACAGATGGAATGTTGATGCTGGTGCTACAGTGCAACAAGCATCTTTAGCTGTAGATGAAATAAGCGATGATAAAAAGTTTACTAAAGCTATTCAAATGCAAGGAGCAAGTAGTGATTATTTTAGAACCAAATTAGAGGATGTATCTAATTTTTCTAATCAAACTCTTATTCTTAGTTTTTATGTAAAAGGTGCTTCTAATACAACTTTAGATAATATTTATGCTAGACAAAATTTTGGTACTGGTGGTAGTTCTCTTGTAGATACTGCTTTTTCAAATTTATCATATAGTGTTACAACTTCTTATACAAGATATACCTCTACAGTAACTCTGCCTAGTATTAGCGGTAAAACAGTTGGAGCAAGTAGTTACCTTGAAATTTTCATGGAATTGCCTGATAGTGTAACGGTTTATATAACAGGAGTTCAATTAGAAGTAGGCAGCGTTGCAACAGATTTTGAGCATAGGTCATTTGCTCAGGAGCTTGCTTTATGTCAGAGATACTACGTTGTTATTGCTCATCAAGATGGTTCAAATCAGCGATCATTATGTAATCTAGGTCAATATTCACCTAGTACTGCTCATGGTGTTTTGTCTTTTCCAGTAGAAATGAGAGTTGGCCCATCTTTGGATGCCACTTCAGGATCAGCTTATTATGTAGGTTACGGTAGTAATGCAGGCGAACATATTAGCTCTTTTAGTTTACAAAAAAGTACAGAACGTACTGCTGAATTAAGTTGCTCATTAGCTAGAACTCAAGGTGATAGTGTATTCGTTAGGACAAACACTCAAGGTGCTAAAGTAGCATTTCAAGCGGAGTTATGATTATGGCATTTCCAAATGATCCAATCTATAAATTAATTGAACACAAATTAACTTATGTAGATTCAGATGGCAATTCTCATATTGATACAACTACCTTAGTTAAAAAATATTGTGGTGGAGATAGATATTTAGACATTCCTTTTATAGAAGGTAATACCGACTATCAAGAGTACCTTGAGTGGGTAGCAGAGGGAAACACAGCCGAAGCTGCTGATTAATTAGTTTTT